TAAGTATGCATCTAGAGCGGAATAGAAAGCGTTATACCCTACAAACTGTAAAAATAAACCAGATAAAAACCCGATAAGTAAGCTCACACCGAGGGAATGAAGTAAGAACGCTATAAGTGAAGATATAGAAATTAACAATGTTAATTGTATGACAAATCTTTTAAGCATTACTATGATTTTAGTATATAAATTATTTTTTTGCAACAGGTTTTTCTGTGGCAGCAAATATTGTTTTAAGCGTATTAATAATTGAAGATAATTTGTCTATTACTACTTTGACTTGTTTCATGGCGACTTGGTTTTGTTGAATAACAGGGTTTTTTAACGACATCTTAAAAAGCTCTTGGGCGTTGCCTGCGTTGATAAAGAGTTCACCTAGTTGCTCAATAACACTGGGTAAGGGATAAGGTAATGCTTTATCGGCCTTAGCATCATTGGGAAATTGATTAACTGATTTATCAAACAGGTCTTTCAGTGTAACATGTTGTGTTGCAAGCTCTCTAGAAGCCATACCTGATGTCCATTTATTATACTGCATAACTTCGTCAAATAAAAGCTTTCTTTTCATAAAATTATTTAATCAAATTGTAATAAATAATAATATGAGTCTATTCGAACAAAAATTTCGTGTTGTTATAGAAGCAGATGAAACACCTGTAACACCAGCCCCAGAAGCTGCTCCAGATTCTGATAAAGCAGCAATGGCACAGACATTAACATCTGCAAAGCCAGAAGATTTCGACGTACAAGGTGGACGTGAAAAGTTTGTTGACCACAGAAAACAAGAGCAAGTTCAAAAATTAAAAGAATGGATTGTTCATATTGATGAATTTATAAGGTATCTTAACGGTACAGATCCTTCGTCAATGCAAGTTCAGTTACATTCTGCAGCTTGTGATTCTATTTTTGAAGACATTGCAAGAAGTGAGAAAAAGAAAATTTCTCGTCTTGCTGCTGAGTTAAGTTCTTTGAGCGAATCGCTTAAGGGATATCTAATCTCTGCTAACGACAAATAACCGACATCTTAAGCTTAGCTTTTAGTCCGTCGCAACTATTCTCGATAAAAAACTCTGGATCTACGCTCCCTATGTTCTTTGCATCGCAATATTCATTTATATCTTTATAAGTTTTGCCCATACTTTCTGGCCATATAAAAACATGTTCGTTATTTTCAATAAGCTTCATAGTTTTATTTTTACTCGCAGAATCGACCCACTGACTATCTAGAACCCAAATCTTTTTATAAAACTTAAACGGTGAAAGTTGTGTCTCTTGTAACTTCGAAAACATATTATTACTATTCTCTTGTATGCCTGCAACAGCTGTTCCGTTTTTAACAAAAAAAGAATCAATAGGGCCTTCAAAAATAAAAATATATTCGAGATCAGATGATATTCTATTAATATTATAAAGTGCTTTCTCACCATTTACTTTACTAAGATATTTTGGGTAAAATTTTAAATCGTTATTATAAATTGCACGAGATTGATAAAAGATTATTTCGCTATTATCATCGTAAAAAGGAATAACGAGTCTATTTTTATGTACTTTGTCTTTAAGCGATAACCAAATCGTTTCAGGTTTGTTTATAGCAATATCTATCTTTCTCTTTTTAATTAAATTTAAAGCATCTTGGACAACGGTATTATCTTTATAATACAATACCTGATTTTCGTCAAACAAATTAATAGAATCGAGAGGAAGTCTCTCTACTTGTTTAACAGGTTTTACGGGCTCATCGCTCTTTAAGATGTCTAAAGGTAATATATCATATGTTTTAGACTCTTGTACGATCTCGTTAAAAGTTAGACCTGAGACCTCTTGTATCCATTTAATTGCATTACTATACCACCCACAGTTATGACAGCATACTACATTATCTTCGACAATATAAACACACCGTCTTTTACGTAGCCACGACTTACCTTCTCTGCAAATAGGACACCCTGCAATATACGTATTACTAAACTTTTTAAACTTAGGGTAACCAGCGTATTGATAGAATTTCTGGAGAATATAATCTTGCGGTACTATCACACAAGCATTATAACTACTTTAAAGGAATTAACAATATTATTCTTTTGCTTCTGGCTTACTAATATCTTTAACAGAGACAACACCTTTATGTACAAAGGCTCCAGATGCGGGGTCAATATAATGCGCTTCGACAATCTCTTGATTACCACGTATAAATGTTTTAAGCACAGGACGAATAGTCTGGCCGCTAATGGGTGACTGCATCGGTCTGGGGTCAACAAAATCCATATACTGTTATTTATTCAAAAACTCGGCAAGCTTTTGCTTAAAAGCAATTGTATACTTTTCAGCAAAGCTATCTATAGCTTTATTAGCACCAGCAAGTCCTAATTTATTGGCTATATTAGCAATTTCTTCTTTGTCAATAGCAAAGGAAAATGCCTCTTTTTCAGTATCTGTCTTTAATGTCGTTTCAATAACTATTTTCATAAAGGTACTTATAACTGTGTTTTTAAAAATATACTATATTTTTATCTTATTTTTTTGATATTGTTTCACACATGTATTATACACATGGGATGGTAGTTTTTCGACTATATCAATAATCTTGTTATCTAAGCCAAAGATAAACTTATCAGAAGGTACAGTTCTAATTTTCATTTCGGGTAATGAGAGAAAATTAAAATTCTCGTCTTGCTTTTCAATAAAAACAAAAAGCTCGCCAAGGTAGAAACCACCTGTTATAGCATATAAAAATCTTTTTTTAGGATGTTTCTCTAAGAAACTAAAAAGCTGCTTCATGGGAAAGTTTTTCAATACTTGTTAGTAGTGTTTCATGTATGGGTGGCAAATCTAATCCGAGATCAGCTATTTTTTCACTAGATAAGACACAATTTGAACGATTTGCTTTGAGATGTAAATTTTCAATGTCTACGAACTTCCAATTCTTATTAATAATGTTGTGTTGTGAGAGTAACTGCACAATTTCTTTTGCATCTATTCCACCAGGATTAACTACATTGTATATGTCTGGTTTTGTCTTATAAAATTCATTGACTATGAATTTATTAATAAAGACAGTCAAATCATCTAGAGATGTTAAGCTGTTTTTAAATGATACTAAATTATCATAATTTATAATTTTATTAATAATGCTGCGTTCAGAAGAATATGAGCAAAACGGCATGCGTATTCTAAGAAATGTTGAATGTGTTTTTGTGTAGAGTAATTCGGCTAGATGTTTTGTTTTGGAATAAAAACTGCTAACATCAGAATACATGCCAAAATTGGGTATATCTTCTTCAGTATATTCTTTTTCATATCCACTATAAATGCAGCCGCTCGAAACGTTAATAAGATAGTGCTTGTATTTTTGACAGAAATTACTTAAAAAGACAGGCAATTTGGTATTATATTCAACACAAATTTCTTTATTTAACTCACATGCATCAACGTTGGGTCTACCAGTATATCCTGAGCAGTTGACAAACACTATATCGTTTTCAGGATAACAATGAAGCTCTCTTAAGAATTTTTTTAATGCAATTTCGTTAAAATAGTCTACTTCTTTTCTATTAACTATAACAGTATGAAGGTTGTAATATTTTTTAAAAAAATTAAAAATATGATTGCCAACAAACCCTTTACCGAGAATTATAACATTAACCACAATATAATTTTATACTACTAACTTTCAATCTCCAGACATTTTATCTTCTGCCGAGCTTAGAAGGAACTTATTTAAAAGAGCGCCGAGTGAATCTGCTTCTTGCTGATTATGAGCAGAAATAAGAGTAACTGGTTTACCGTCAAAATTATAACCAATAAGGATAAAGCTGTTTAAAAATTCTAAAATTTGCGCAGTAAGAACATCTATGTCTTTACGCTGTACAGCTTGTTCACTAAGCTGTTCTCTAAGAAAAGAGACTAATGCTTTATGGGTAAGCTCTTTGACCTCTTTATTAGCGTTTGGGTCAAATGAATCTTTCTTTTTATCGTTGGATGAATTCTTGTTTTTCATCATAATTATTTAGTCTCTTCTTAAAGTATCTTTCACGTCCCTTATAAGGGGTATTGTTTGAAACGCCGTTTTTAAGTAAGAAATCAATAATAACTTCAATACTATCTGTTTTAATAAAGAAATTACTAGCTATACGCCTACCACCATCATTAAATTCAAACAAGATTTCGTCTAGATTATTCTTATTAGCATAACATGTAATGAATACTGATGATTCACTTGGGTTGACCATCAAAGTCCATTGACGTGGGTCCTGTTTTGAATAAACAGCGAATAGCTTTATTACTATAAAGCCGTTATCACGTAATCTCTTAATAAAGTAACTAGGAGTTCTAAGTTTATTTTTGCTCATTAGTTTGCTAGTGCTGATAATAAGAACTTAAAGTTAGAATTATCTAGGTTTAGATCGAGTGTTAGAACACCCATTTTTGTAATAAGGTTAGCTTGTAGCTCTTTGAACTTCATAGAAGAAATTATTCTAAATATCTCAAAATTCAACGGGATAGGTAACGCAAACTGTATTCCATCGTAATTTTCTGATATTTTAATACCATATGAATCAATATTAGATCTAGTTTTATCTGTCAATTCACCAAATACTGTAGTATTTTTAACTGATATATAAAGCTTATTTGTTTCTGTGCTAATAGAGCTTCCCTTAATAAGACTTACAATAGAATTATATGGAAGTGTAAATTTACCATCAAACGTATAACTCTTCAATTTCTCCATATTAATTTTAGGTGTATTAATAATGTTATCATCGTAAAGATGATATTTAAAACGTATACTATCTGACGAATAACCGATAAAATTCTGAGATATATCAAGCTCAAGATTTTCTGTTTCAATACAGCTTAATACTCTGCAAAGCTTTTTGAGATCGGGTACATTTAATGTTTTAACCACGTCAATAGAATCATCGACATACTCTGCACTAATAATAATTGTATTATCACTAGTAGAAACTAATGAAGTAATTTTTTTATTTTCTACTTTAAGAACTGCACTGTCTGTAACTTTGCTTAATGGCGTTATAAAATAGTTATAAAACTTCTCACGCGAAGATATTTTTAAAACCATATATTAATGATAGTAACTTATTTCTATCTTTCAATCTAAATTTTCTGTTTTTTTAAAAAGCTCAAGTATCTGTGATAGCTTTCTATCCATACTATCCAATCTTTCAAAAATAGTCTTTGAATAAGAGCAATTATCAAAATCAAATTCAAGCTGGTTAGGGTCCCTTGGAATAGGCTGAACTTGCGGCGGTGTATTAACAGTTTGTATGTTGATAGGCTGTAAGGACTGCTCAATATTTAGACCAGCATTTACAACATTAGCCGGCTGTTGCTGTACTGGTACTGAATTTAGAATTTTATTCGGATCAATAGTTACCCCTTGCAGGGTAGGGTTTTTAGAGATAATATGCTGATCTAGCTGCTTTAATTCACCGGTAAGATGCTGCCCCATAAATTGGAGCGTGAGCATTTTAGCTTCTTCTGATGAAACTTCTCTAAATGTATCCATTAATTATAGATCTTTGAGCAAGTCATTAATAGTACTATCTTCATCTTCTATTTTACTCTTAGATGTAGATTTAACTTCAACAACTGGCACAGGAGCGGATGTCTTTTGCTGTGGCTTAATAGTAGCAACTTCAGATACATCCTCGTCAACATCTTTTGTTCCATGATAATGAGTATCGAGAAGAACTTTAAGATCGTCGTAACTCTTAACGCTTACATAAGATTCAAGATCAAACGCACTATTATAGATCTTTTTATAAGAATCTTCATCTATACCTTCGATCTCTTTCGGGATTGCGAATTTCGATGAAACATAGGTAGGATAATCACCTTGCTTTTCAACTTTAATCTTAAGATTGCATCCCTTAGGCGAAAGATCAAAAATGCGAGGTCCGAGCTCTGCAGCTTCTTCGCCTTCAATAGCGTCCATAATAATCTTATGAAGCTGTCTACCAAAGCGAACAATCTTTACCTTGTTATTATTTTCTGCATTAACTGGGTCGTTAATAACATATACATTTACCATCCAGTTTTCTCTACGCTTAATAGCAAGCGCTTTAGTCTTCTCTGCTTCTGTCCCATTACGGAGAATACGGAATCTTTCTTCAGCGATAGGATCGCGTTGATTCCAAGTAGTCGGGCTGATTGCGGTTACAAGTTGACCAGTCGTAAGACTGTTCCATCCGTAGGAATAGTAATGAAAAAACGTCTTAGACGGGTCTTTTACATTAGGAAGAAGTCTAACTGTATAGGTGTTACCAACTTCAGTTCTGAGATAATCTTTAATTTTTGATACGCCGCCTTCGCTATTATTTTTCGTTAAAGCGCCTTTAATGCTTTCAAACATCGATGTAGTAAATGTATTCATAAGTTAAAGTATATAATATAAATGAAATAAAATCAAGAACAATGTTGGATTATTTTTTGAAGCCCGAGCTCGACTAATTTGTTAGCTTTTTTAGAGTTAAATAGCTTAGTTCTAAATACTTGTATATTATTGTATACATCATCACCGATTATAAATTTTATAACTTCAGCATCACGGGATTTTAAATTCTTTTCAAAATTTTGATATCCTAAGAGTACAAACAAATTTACTTTATGTTCTTTAAGGTGAAGTGTGAATGAATATTCATTATTTGTTTTATGGTTAATATAATTTTGTGGATTTAGATTGCGTTCTCTACAAAATCTCAAAATAAAAAGCAGTGATTGTTTTATATTTGCCAACTGCTCTTCACTGTCGGGATCGGAATTAATCTTCTTCTTTTGCGCTAATGTATAAGACTTTGTAGCTTTGAGTGTCGTGTAGTAATCTAAAGCAAAATGGTTTTCATCTGGATAGAGTTGATATGGGGCACGAAAAAAGTCATCAATATTAATATGTGGAAAACGCTTAAAAAACGATGAAAGCTTCTTTATACAAATAAACGTCTTATCGTCAATATTAGTAAAATCTTTTCTCAACCTATACGGTTGATTATTACTTGATCGAAAAACTTTTAAATATGAATTGTATATGAATTTTTCGTATTCTGACATCAATAAAACTTCCACTTGTTACGTGTAAGTTGTTTCTTTACTTTTCGTAGTGCGCTGGGTTTGTAGTAACAACGTCTTAGCCTAAGATCGTCAATAACACCAGATTTAAAAAATTCATTATTAAACTTTTTCCATGCTCTGTCAAAATAAGCCTTGTCAGTGCTTTTCTTGGGATCGAGATTTACTTTCGCGTTAATCTTTTTCAAATAACACTCCGTTCTTTTTACTGTTTAAAAATTTCATAACGTATTTACTTTTATATAGGCTGGAGTCGAATTGCAAGAAGAATTTAATGGCTGAGTAATCATTTTTATGGTCGCAGTAGCTTTTAAACATATCTCGTAAATTTTTATCTTTAAGTAAGCAAATAAACACATTAGCTAAGTTAAGTTTTTTTGTATGGTTTAACGATACAAATGAACAAAATGAAAGAAATAAATGGTTTTGCTCAAATACTGTTAGCTGTTCAGATGGGTCACATAGTTTCACGGTCAAATCTAATTATTGACCGATAATGATAAATCCATCAATTACAAGGATAACTTAGACAGTGTATTAATTGTTGACGTGCTTCCCTCCGTATCGTTTATATGTTCATCCTCAGTAATAGTTAAGGTTGAATAGTCAATTCTCATTGAGCAGTGACCGAAATTAGGCCCAAATCTATTCTTCATGAATCCCATCTTAATTACCCCGAGCTCTTTATCTGTATCTTCCTGCCATATACTTAAAATAACGTCACCGGTCATAGCAAGTCCAATACTTTCAGAAATTGTTTTAAGACCGGGATCAGTTATTTCATAACCATCACGGTTAAGCTGTGTTGCAGAAATAATAGGACAGCTAAAGGCGTAAGTAAGTGCACGAAGCTGTTCGGTACAAATTTTAATTCTCTCATAACTACTATCACCGGTGGCCGAGTTGAGTAAATTTACATAATCAAGAACAATAGCATCTATCTTAATTCCTTTTTGAACTAGCTTCTTTACATATGCTTTTAAATGATTTACTGTAATTGTTGCAGGTGGAAACTCTTTAATAATAATTTTGGAAGTAGGATTTTCTACACAGTATTCTGTAATTTGATTCTTTAAAGTATCAGATTCTATTTTTAATTGTGATAACGGTATCTTAGATACACTTGATGCGAGTCTCTTTGCATAGATAAGTTCAGGCATTTCAAGAGAAACTAAAAGGACAGTCTTTCCTTGCTTAGCTATATTAGTAGCAATATTGCCTAAAAAGATACTTTTACCAATATTTGTTTCACCTGCGAAAAGATATAGCGCTCTTCCGTTCTCCAAGAAGCCACCACCAATCTTTTCATCAAGCCATTTCCATCCAGAAGGTATATATTTTTCATTAGAGTTAAGATCTGCAATAAGTTTATCAATATCTTCGAATAAATCTAAACCCACATCTGTAACCAA